GTGGCACCAGAAGATCAGTCTGGCCACCAAGCTCCGGCTGATGCGGACGGCCAAGGCCATCGACGGCGACGTGTTTGGCATCGAAACCAACAACCGCCGCCTCCGGGGCGTCCAGCTCGATCTGCGGGTGGTCGAGGCCGAGATGGTGGCCGATCCGGCGAGCCGCTGGGATCTGGCCGGCAGCGTGGACGGGGTGCGGTTCGATGGGGACGGCAACCCGACCGAATACTACCTGCTCAAGCATCATCCCGGATCGCTTCACTTCGGCGTCACGCTCGAAGGCGATTGGGTTCGGGCCAACCGGGTTCACCACTACTACCACGCCACTCGGCCAGGCCAGCACCGCGGCATGGGCGAGGTCGTGCCGGCCCTTGAACTGTTCGCGATGCTTCGCCGCTACCAGTACGCGGTCGTGACCGCGGCGGAGACGGCCGCGGACCTGGCGGTGATCCTCAAGACCACGATGCCGGCCGACGGCGGCGGGGCGGTGGGGTTGCCGGCCTGGGAGACGATGCCGCTCGCCCGCGGGATGGCGATGGCCGGCCCGGAAGGCTGGGAGCCCTACCAACTCAAGGCCGAGCAGCCCACGAGCACGTTCGACGCCTTCGAGCGCCGGATCCTCATGCAAATCGCTCGCTGCTTGAACATGCCCTACATCGTGGCCGTCATGGATGCGACCGGGGCCAACTACTCGACCATGCGGGGCGACTACCTCGTGTACCGCAAGCATGTCGCGGTCGAGCGGGCCGAGATCGAGCGGGTGGTGCTGGATCCGCTGCTGGAGCGGTGGATCGAGGAAGCAACCTTCGTGGACGGTGCAATCCCTGACGGCCTGCCGCCCCGTGACCAGTGGTCGTGGCGGTGGCGGTGGGACGGGTTCGAGCACGTCGATCCGCTCAAGGAAGCCAACGCGGAAACGGTCGGCATCGAAAACAAGACGGTCAGTCGGGCCGAAGCCTGTGCCCGCCGCGGCAAGGACTGGCGGCAGGTGTTCCGCCAGATTGCGGCCGAGCGGGCCTACGCAGACGAGTTGGGGATCGACCTGGAGCCCGAGCCGGTTGTTCCGGCCGTGGATCTGGAAGACGAGGAGCAAGCCGAATGAGCAAGCAACTGCGCATCACTGGCGAAGCCCATCTGATCGACCCGCAGCTGATGGCTGACGGCACGGTGGGCGGCAATGCCAAGTTCTCCCTCGTGGGCTACACCGGCCGGGCCATCCGGCAGGCTTGGAGCCGCAACCCGCTGGTGGTGGATCTCGCCGGCATGGACACGACCAGCCAAACGGTCGCCGTGATGCTCGGCCACCAGTACGACATGGATCACGCCGTCGGCCAGGCCGATCGCGTGGAAAACAGCGGCACGGACCTGACCGTGGCCGGCGAGGTCATCGGCGAGGGGCCGGAGGTCGCCAAGGCCATGCAACTGGCCCGCAAGGGCTGGAAGTTCCAGGCGTCGATCGGGGCCGATGTCGGCCGGATCGAAAACATCGCCGCCGGCGAAACCGTCGAGGTCAACGGCCGGCAGTTCAGTGGCCCGATCAGTGTGGTGCGTGCGTCCACGCTCCGCGAGGTTTCGATTGTCCTGTTCGGTGCAGACGCCGCTACGTCTGCCGCTATCGCCGCGGAGGCGAGTGATGGAGGTTCCCCTATGGCGGATCACGCCAACCAGACGCCCGACGAGGCCGTGAAGGCTTCGGCGGAGGCCGCGGCGAAGGTCGCCGCGGGTTCGACTTCCCCCGCTCCCGCTCCGGTGCAGCTGCCCGGCGTGACCGCCGGCACCCCCGGCGACGGTGCCTCCCTCGTGGATGCCGACACCATCGCCGCCAAGGTACTCGAGCGGATCAAGGCCGAGAACCTCGCCGCGATCCGGGCTGACCGGCCTTCGGCCCCCGCGGCCCATGTCGTGGCCAAGCCGGCCGAGACGGAGGAGGTGCTGCTGGCCTCGCTCTGCATGGCCGGCAACCTGCCCGGCGTGGAGAAGCAGTTCGGCGAGCGGGTACTGGAGGCCGCCCACAAGCGGCGGAACATCGGCCTGCAGGAGATGCTCCTGCGTGCCGCGAAGGCGAACGGGCTGGAGGGCGACGTGTACCGGGTCACGGACGGCAATATCCGTCAGGTGCTCCGGGCCGCGTTCGCGACCCACTCGATCGCCAACGTGACCAGTGCGGCCTACAGCAAGTTCTTGCTGACGGGCTTCACGGCGGTGGAATCGGTGTGGGATCTGATCTCGATGATCCGTCCCGTGTCCGACTTCAAGGCCGTGACGGGCATCCGTGTCAACGGGGCCTTCGAGTTCGAGGAAGTCGGCAACAGCGGTGAGCTGAAGTCGGCCGACGCGAGCGACGAGGCCCGGGCATTCTCGGCGAAGACCTACGGGCGGATCTCCACGATCACCCGGAAGGACATCATCAACGATGACCTGGGTGCCCTGACGGTCGTTCCGAGCCGGCTGGGTCGCGGTGCTGCCACGAAGATGAACAAGGTCTTCTGGGCCGAGTTCGAGGCCAGCAACGCCACCTACTTCGAGAAGGCCACGGCTGGGGCTGGCAACGCCCTCGGCCTGGGCTCGCTCAAGGCGGCTGCTTCGGCCTACCGGAAGCTCAAGGATCCGGACGGGAACCCGTTGGGTGTCGCCCCGTCCCTGCTCCTCGTGCCGCCGGAGCTCGAGATCGAGGCCGCGGAGCTGATGGGCGGCGGGCTGCTCATCACCGGCGAGAACAAGACGCTCACCAATGTGAACGTCCTCGCCGGCCGCTACCGGGTGGTGTCCTCGGCCTACCTGACGTCGGCAACGACCTGGTGGCTGATGGCCAACCCCGGCGATCTCAACGCGATGGAGGTGCTCTTCCTCAACGGGCAGCGCACCCCCACGGTCGAGCAGGCCGAAGCGGACTTCGACACCCTCGGCATCGCCGTTCGTGGCTACCACGACTTCGGCGTGGCGAAGGGTGAGCCGAAGAGCTGCTACCGGATGGCGACCGCCTGATCCGGCGTGACGTGACCAAGTTCCCGGGGGCCGGCCAGCCCGGCCCCCGGGGTTCCGATCTTCCAGGTTTCCAGCAACAGAAAGTAGGTGATCCAGATGGCGAAGCTCGTGCAGATGAAGGGTGACTCGATCGACCACACGCCGGGCTCGGCGGTGGCTGTCGGGGCGATGGTGGCCGTGGGCACCGGCATGGTCGGCATCGCTGACCGTCCGATGGCGGCCGGCGAGCTCGGTGCTCTCGTGGTGGAAGGCGTCTTCGACGTGGACAAGACCACCGGGGCGAGCACCGATTTTGCGGTGGGCTCCAAGGTGTACCTCAACACCTCGACCGGCCTGGCGGTGGCGACCAACAACAGCGGTGCCTACCCCCCGATCGGCATCGTGCTGGTGCAGCCGGCCACGACCGACACGCTCGTGCGGGTCAAGCTCTCGCGGTAGTCCCAGTGTGCATGGCCCGGTGAGGGGCAGCGCCAAAGCGCCGCCCCTCCCGGGCTGCGGTGGAGGTTCTCGTGCCCGATCTCATCGCCCAAGCCGAATCGTGGTTTGAGCAGCAGCGGCGGGAACACTTGGCGATCGACGTCGAGTACCAGCCTCGCGGCTCGTTCGTGCCAGTTTCGTGCCGGGCCACCCTGGTGGTCGGCAAATGGGACACGATCGACAAGGCCGGGAATCTCGTGCGGTACGAAACGAAAGATTTCTTCATCGCAACCGATGACTACGCTTCCGATCCTGTGCGGGGCGACAGGATCGTGGTGGACGAGGGTGCTGGTGAAGAGGTCTACGAGGTAACGATTCCGGACGGCAAGCCGCAGGCATGGGCCTGGGCTGACCGACGGCAGCGGGTCCGCAGGGTGCATACCAACAGGCTCCCGGCCCAACTGGCCGGTGGGATCGTCTATCAGTCCGGCGTCTACGTTCCTGGAGTCTTCGCATGAGCATCGCCGGCCTCGTCAAGCGTATCGTCAAGGGTGCCCCGCTCACGGCGGCCGAGCACGACGCCAACCTCACGGCCATCGAGGGAGCCATCGAGGCGGTCGAGCTGACCCCAGGTCCGGCGGGCGCGCAGGGGCCAGCCGGACCCGCCGGACCGGCTGGGGCTGCTGGGGCTGCTGGGGCTGCTGGAGCCGCTGGAGCCAAGGGGGACCAGGGCAACGCAGGGCCGGCCGGCGCTCAAGGCCCTGCCGGCGCGAAGGGCGACCAGGGCAATCCCGGCCCACAAGGACCGCAGGGCATCAAGGGCGACCAAGGCGACGTCGGGCCTGCGGGATCGCCCGGCACGACCACCTGGGCGGGCATCACAGACAAGCCATCCACCTTCGCGCCCGCTGCCCATGCCTCAAGCCATGCGACCGGGGGCTCCGACACGATTGCGAACGTGCCGGCCACGGCCTCACAGCTGACGGCCGACGCCAACGACCTTGCCTTGCCCACTGGGGACGTCATCGACATTTCGTCCAACGCGGCCCGGAATGTGACGGGCATCGTTGCCAGGGCGGCCGGCACGGGGATCCTGCTCGTCAACACGGGCAGTCACGCCATCACGCTCCGGCACGAATCGGCCTCGAGTTCATCCGCGAACCGGATCACGGTCCCGTGGGCCGGAGACTACGTTCTCTCGGCCAACGGCGGGGCGGCCGTTCTCGTGTATTTCTCCGGTACTTC